TTAATTCGCTCGCCGTGGCGACCCGTCCAAAAGGCCAAATGAGACACGAGCGCGGCGTCGGCTTGGCTCGCGTCGTACGGCCGGTTCGCGTCGGGGTAGGCGGTGCCCAAGGCGTCGGCGTTGCCTTCCCATAGGTCGGCAAAGCTGGCTCGCCCGCCGAAGACACTCGACGCGCTGCGGCTCATGAGCGCGCGGCGAATCAAGTCGTCGTCGTCTTCCGGCCCGCGCCATTCAGGCACGGGGGCGTCGCTCAACGAAAAGTCGCCGTCGGCGGTCGCCCCGGGCGGGAAGTATTCAGCGGTAACGGCGTGCAAAGCGGCCGTGCAGTCGGTCGCAGCGTTGCCCATGCAACCGACGCCGGTAAGGGCAACGAAACGAAGCTCGGTATAAAACTCCATGCCGAGGGCGGCATTTTTCTTACCGTGCGCGGGGGCCTGCCCCGTGCCGAAAATGTGCATACCCTTACCGGATTGGCTCAACTCCATAGCCGCGCCCGGGAACATGGCGGCGACCTTGAGGGCCAGCGGCGACCAATTCGCGCCGTCGTAGCAACCGTCGAGGTCGATAAAAAAATGCGGATCATTTGACGTAAAGACGAACGCGACGCCGTAGCCCTGCCCCCACGCGGTCGCCGTTGCGCAAGCCTCGGCCGCCGTTACCCATTCTTGCGGATCGTGCGCCGAGCAAACTTGCCCGGTACGCGGCGACACGGGCAATTTATCCATTTTCCCCGGCTTCGTTTGGCTTGGAACAAGCGCATAGCAGAGAAATTGTTTATACGCCCCCAAAGGGGCTAAAGCTGGGGGCAATTCACGCATGGTTAAAGAGTATCCGGTTAGCTTTTTGAATGTTTTCGGCGGCCGTCAATACCTGCAAATTCCAAGGCACGTGCAACCCGCAAACCGTGGGATTTGAAAGCGGCACGATATGATCGACGTGATGCTCTACGCCCGTCGATTCGGTAAGGTGCATCGCCTTGAGGTAAAGGGCTTTAATCGCCCGCTTGTGTTCTTTCGTGAGCCAAGAGGGCGTCGCTTGTTGGTGCCGTTTCCGGCGTAAGCTCGTGCGGGCCTTCGCTTGCTCAGGATTCAATTTATCGCGCAGGCTGGCGGCTTTGACTTTGAGTTGCTTTTTCTCGGGGGGAAGCGCGGCGTATCGGGCTTTCTCGATAGCGATTTTTGTTTCGCGCTCGGCGGCGTATTCGATTTTTGCTTTTGCCAAGCGTTGCTCGCGGGTTTCCTGATAGCGCGCAGCCATTCGAGCGGCGATACGCGCTTTATTCTCAAGATACCACGCGGCCTTATACGCGCGTTTTGCTTCCGATTCAGCCATTCCGTCGGCCCCCGTTAAGCTGCGAGCGATTGCAAGGCGCGGTGCCGCAACTCGTCGGGGGCCTTGAGCGCGTGACGGTCACGCACGGCCAAGCCTTGCGCGATCACGGGCAAACACTCGACCCGGATTGCCTCGCGCATAACTTGGCGGCGTAGCTCTATCATCGTGCCCATGTGGTAGGTAATGAGCGTCGGGGGGATATTGGCCCGCTTGGCGATTTCGTCGCGGGTCATGCGGTTGTAGCCCGTGGCCGGGGCAATCTCAAGGGCCGCACGCAAGATTTGTGCGATGCGTTCCCGGGCTTCTAGTTTGATTTGTTTTGTCATAGTTCGCTCAGTTTATACGAGTTGTCGAAGCTGTCAAGTTACGCCGCGCATTACGTTGCGCTTCCGTCCAAGACTTGCCCTTTTTAGCTGCGCTCATTCTGGCGCGGGCTTCCTCGGATACCGAATGTGTGCGGCCTTTGCTTGCTTCCGAAAGCAGTTTTCTAGTATGCGCCGAAGGAGATTTGCCCAAGCTATTTATTCGGTTCTTTTCCCCAATTTTTCGCCGAGTATCTTCGCTACAAATTCGCCCGGTCAAAGCCTCCGACCGCCTCTTTCTAGTTTCAAGAGATTGTTTTTTACCTAAATTAGCAATCCTCAATTTCTCTTTTGTTTCTTCCGAAACTTTTCGCCCTGTTCGTACCCCGTCCCCGCCTAAAGTTAGGTTGTACCCGTTCGGGGATAGAGTGCGAAAAAGTTCGATTGCTCGAATTTCGGCGGCGGCCAAATCTTCATTTTCTACAACGGCGAGGATTTCGACAACTGGCTCGCCGTACTTTCGCCAAGCCTCATAAATCGCGAATTTTTCGTCTTTCCTCGTTCTTCCCGCCCGCTTCCGGTGGTCTTGCATTCGCGCAGAAAGCCGCCGTCGAGTTACCCCGATATAGGCTTTACCGCTAGAAAAAGTCAATTTGTAAAGAATGCCCATTAGAAAACCCCCGGCCCTGTAGCAAAGCAGGCCATGCCGCCCATTGAATTAACTAGATTGGCCCATCCAAGCTGCGCAGGTTCGCGGCCTGCCCCCGTATATTGCCAGCCGGGGGCCTTGACCTCTACGCTAACAAATTGCCCGAATTTGTGGCCGATCATTTCCGGGGTAATAATAACGCTTTTTAACCCTATCAAGTCAGCCGATTTTATGACCTCGTTCATTTTTGGCGAGTCGTTGCCGAGGCCATAGCGTACCGGCCGCCCGGTCTTGTCTTCCAAGACGCCGACGTTATTTCGGAACAACTTTACGCCTTTTTCGCTGGCTTCGAGTCGTACCGCACTTTGCGCCCACGCTTCCGACTTTCCGGCCTCGGGGGCTTCGGCAGGTAGCGGCGGGGTATAGGTGCCGAGGGTCGTTTGCAGGTCGCGGAACATTTCGAGCGGAACATTCCAGCGGCGCGCCCATTCGTGAAGGTTGTTCATTGCGGGATCACTCCATGCTTATCAAGTACGCTTTTAATTTTCAGGCTCAGGGCTTCGGCTTCCGGGCGGCCCAAGGCTTGCGCGGTCAGCACGTCGATACCGAAGGCATGAAAAAACCGCCGGTAACTTTGCGAGTCGTCGAAGCCCTGCACGTTTTGCCAGCCTGCCCAAAGTGCGATTTGTTCGCGTAAAAAGAATTGCGCATTCACCCGGGCTTGATGTTGCTTGCGCACTCCGGCGGTGGCGATTGCGTCGAGGTGTTGCGGGATACGCGGCGCGCCGTCGATAAGTGCAACCTTGCCCCGCATGGCGGCCAGCGTCTCGGCGTCGAGTTCGTACAAATCCCCATCGACAAATTCGGGCGCGGTGCGCTCGGGCGGCTCGGGGTAGAACCCGCAGTACGGGCACGTCTTGTTATACCGGGGGTAAATCGAAGCGCAGGGCGTGCCCATGCCGTCGGCGTTTTCGTTCGCGCAGGCACGAAGCGGGATTGCGTCGGAAGGCCCCGAGCTTCGGCGTTCGCGGCGGCCCAAGGTATCCTCGCGCGGCGCGTCGGGCAAGCCGTGGCGTATGACGTTGCCCACGTGGTCGATAATCAAGGCCACGGGCTTGTCGCTGGCCGCAATGAACGCGCGCCGTTGCTCGTCGCTGTACTCGCTCCAATTGGCGAGAATGGCCGGGTCAATCATGAGGCGCAAGGCCCGCCCGAATTGCTGCACGAACAAGGGCCAAGATTCGGTCTTGCGAACCATGCTCACAACTTCAATTGCCGGAAGGTCGAAGCCCTCGCCGAATAAATCCACATTCACCAATTGCAAGACCTCGCGACGCTCGAAGCGGCGCAGGATTTGCGCGCGCAAGAGGTCGGGGGTTTTCGCGCTCACGATTTCGGCAGGCACGCCCGCGTCGCGGAAGGCTTGCGCAATTTCTTTCGCGCTCTCAACATCAACCGCGAACGTTACGCCGAGTTTGCCCCGGGCAATCTTGAGGTAATGTTTCACCACGTCGCCGACGATCTTATCGGAAGCATGGACGGCCGCGCGCAGCTTGGCGGGGGATAGGTCGCCCGAGGCGGTCACGGTCACTTCGGAATAATCAACGTCGGAAGGCGGCGCGAAAATTCGGTAATCGGTCAGATACCCCGAGTCGATAAGCTCGCGCATTTCCGGCCCTTGCACGATGCCGTCGAAAAGCCCGTCGGAGTCGCGCCCCAGCCCCCGGCCGTCGGCTCGCGCAGGCGTGGCCGTTACGCCAAGGCCGAAAGCATTCGGGAACATGGCCGCAGCCGTGCCCCATTTGTTATCGCGCAAGACGTGGTGCGCTTCGTCCTGTACCCATAACCCGACCTGAGAAAACCAAGCGTCGGCTTTCACGTCGCGCCCGACCAAAGTATCGACGCCGCAAACCCCCACGCGGCCGCCCGGGTCGTAGAATGACCGGCCGAGCCTATCCATGTGAAGGGATACGCAATTGCGCCTCAAGCTATCCGGGCCGACGATGCGGTGCCGCACTTCCTCACGCGCCAAGGCGAGCGAAATTTGCGAGACGAGTTCGGAGCGGTGCGCGATCACGGCGGCGGCACGATCAACCGAGCGCACCACGTCGGCAAGGATCACGGTTTTACCCGACCCCGTGGGCGATTTGACCAACACGTTACGGCGGCCCTCTTGCCAATGCTGGAAGACGGCGGCTTTAATGGTTTGTTGAAAGGGGCGAAGACGGCTCATAAATTTAATTTCGTATCACTTGACAAGACGGACAAGACGAAGAATAATCGAATCTCCACCACAACACAACCCCGAAAGGTTAAATCATGGAACTGAAAATCAACCTCGCCGACCGCGAAGAAATCGCAGCCGCCGTGCCCCTCTTGCAAATGATCCTCGCCGAGACGAAGCCGCACGCTTGCACCGGCTCGGGCCAGTGCCACCGCGAACCCGACGGTAAGCTCGATCTTAGCGGCACGCAAGCGGCGGGCCTCGTAGCCATCGCCGACCCGGCCGCAGTCTTCGGGGGAGGTGCCGCCGTAGCCGTCCCTTTGCCGCCGACCGTTGCCCCCTCTATTGCGGGTGCCGTTCCGTTGCCGATTGCCCCCGAGGCTATGACGGCCAATACTTCGACCGCGACCCCGACGCCCGCATTCGTACCGCCTGCGCCGACCGCCCCCGGTATGGTTGCCCCCACGGCCTCGGCTGCGGCCCCCACGACCCCTGCAAACGTCGTTGAACTCGACTCGAAGGGCCTACCTTGGGACGAGCGCATTCATGCAGGCACGAAAAGCAAGCTCAAGTCGGGCGAATGGAAAGCGAAAAAGCAAGTCGAGGCCGCCTTGGTTGCCTCGGTCGAAGCCGAGTTGCGCGCCCGTGTTGCCGCTTCCCCTGCCCCGGTTGCAGCCGTACAAGACGCGGCGGCCGTGTTCGCTGCGGCCCCGGGGGTGCCCGCCGTCCCCGCCCCTTTCGTTCCCCCGGCTGCACCCTTAGCGCCTGCCGCACCGGCTGCGCCTTCGGTGTCTGCCGACCCGACGACGTTTGAACAACTCATGCCGCGCATTACCGCCGCCGTAACGGCCGGGAGCATTGCCCCGACCGCCGTTGGTGCCGCGTGCGCTGCGCACGGTGTCGCATCGGTCGTGACGTTGCAAACGAACCCCCAATTCGTGCCGCTCGTTTGGGCTACCCTGAAACAACAATACCCGAGCCTCGCATGAGCGCCCACGCATTCCTCGCGCCGTCTTCGGCTGGCCGTTGGGTGCGTTGCGCCCTCTCGGCCAGTCTCGAAGCGGCCTACCCCGAAACGGAAGTCAGCCCGTCGAGCCTCGAAGGTACGGCCGCGCATTGGGTCGTGCAAATGCTCTTGCAGGGTACGCCCGTCGCGCTCGATATGCAGGCCCCAAACGGCGTCGCAGTGACCGACGAAATGCTCGAAGCGGCCGAGCTTGTGCGCGACGACATTCTCGCAACGCTGGGGCCTGATTGGGCGAAATACCTTACCGTCGAGCAACGGGTACAAATCCCGCGCGTGCATCCGACGCACAATTGGGGAACGCCCGACTATCGCGCATGGTCACGACTCAACAATGGCCTCCTTTGCCTGCACGTGTGGGATTTCAAATTCGGCCACGGGATCGTCGAGGCGTTCGAGAATTGGCAGCTTATCGACTACACGGCGGGCCTA